GGAATAGTTATACTTGTTAAACCTCTACAATCGCTAAATGTATTTGTTCCTATCATAATTAACGAACTTGGAAGAGTTGTAAAGGTTAATCCATTACACCCCATAAAAGCATAATTTCCTATCTCTGATACTGTAGAAGGTAAATCTGTTTCTAAGGTCAAATTACTATCAGCGTAAAATTTATATGCTGAGATTTTTGTAAGACCATCGGGAAGTGATAAAGAGTATGGAGCTGAGACTGTATTGTTATTTTCCATAAATGCTTTTACTGTCTCTTCATCCCAAAAACCACCACTAATTCCTCTTATCTCTGTAGCCATAGCATCTAAACTAAGCTTTTCACTTTTTCCTGTCTTGGAGCGGATAGCATCACCTATATTATTTAATTTCTCAATAAGTGCCATTTTCTATCACCCCCAAAGCATCTTCAATTAAAATCTGTACTTGTTCCTCTGTTACATAATCACTCAAATCTTGGTGTTCGGTCAAATATCCTTTGTCATTCTCAAAAGAACTTACCTTAGTTGGTACTGTAGGAATATCTTCTTTCTTAGCATACTCAGATAAATCAATATCACCTGTTTCAATCTTACTAACAGCCGCATCCACATATTCTTCTGTAGCATATCCCGTTAAATCAGGTGTATCACCCTTATCACCTTTAGCTCCTTTAGCTCCCCTCAAATCAGAAGAAGTTGTACCACTTGCAGAAGACACAGTTAAAATAGTACCATTCCATGAGTGACTAACAGATACACCGTCATTCCCTGAACTTCCCTTAGCTCCTGTACTACCATTTTTTATAAGTGCTGAAGTTGTTCCTGATTTATCTGTAACAGTAATTAATGCTCCATCTGCTTGCTGGGTTACTTTTGCTGTAGGTGAAAAACCGTCACTTCCTGTGAGTCCTCGGTCACCTTTCTCACCCCTAAGAGCGTTTAATTGCTCCTCTGTAAAATCTTCATACTTAAATGGTTCTCCTTTATCGCCCTGACTACCCTGCTCACCTCTAATGGCTGCTATAGATACCCAATCTTCATCAGGAGAGCTTCTGTATTTTAAAATCTCCATTTATTTCACCTCTGTAAAAGGTACTTCTATGTAATTGTTAATATCATCGTTACCACCTATGAATAAGGTAGTAGCATATAAATGTTCCTGAATCTGATTCCCTGTAGGTTCTCCATCTTCCCCAATTTCATCTATAAATCTTGGTTCTTTCCAATCAAAAACCATACCTTCATCAGCTTCATATTTTACTAATTTAAAATCTGTTGCTTTCATCTTATATCTCCTTAAACAAATGTTACTGTCCAACCCTTGTTCACAGCCACACTAATCTCTTCTTCTGTTAATGTGTTAATAGCTCCACCATCTGTCAACGCTCCTGCTGCACCCTTAAATTTAATTGTATTTGTACCCCCTGCACTTGCTAAATAAGCACTTGTGTCAGGTAAGGACTGAATAGTTCTCAATGCTGATTCTTTGTTGTATCTACTATAATCTACATAATCAGTAAACCAATCAGGGTCGTTCTTTAATGTCTGATAATTAGTATCATTCGTAACTCGTTTATCAAGTGTAATACCTGAGTTATAATTTGTGATTCTCGCAAGACTATCGTTATAACCTACTTTATTACTTAAATCTATAGTCTGACTCTTCCAATTAGCCGAATAAGGTGTGCCGTCTTCTTGCAATGTAAAAGTAACATCTTTTACTCTACTACAATAAGTAAATCCATTACCGAAAACATTACTTGTAAGTGTTCCTGTCTGTGGATTCAATCCTTTAATTTCATCTAAAACATAGCAATAACCAAAACCTGAATTGAAAATGACATATGAAGAACTTGTGGCTAACGGATTATATAATTGGTTTAATAAGTCTTCAGGGATTTCTCTCAATGAATAACAGTTGTAAAACAAACTATTTAATCTTGCTGTTTTGAAAGTATATATACGCTCCATATTTAAATTGATAAATTCAGGTAAATATCTCAGTCTATAGCAATAATTAAACATAGAACTCATATTTCCTGGGTACATATTAATGAATTTTCCACTAATCTCTTTTAACTGCATACAGTTGCTGAACATATAAGAATAATCATAATTTGTATCATTTTTAAAATTAAAATCAAATGGAATAGAAGTTGTATTTCCATCAAAAAACATATTATCTGCGTCAGTTATATCTTTAGTAGTTATTTTGTCCCCATACAATTCAATAAACCAATCAAATCCCCCATTAGCAAACCTATATTGACAATTACCACTAATCATAAAGGCTTCATCAGGTATTTCATATCCCCCTTCTCCACCTGTACCGCTCTCAATACCACTAATCTCATCTGCCATATCTAAAGGAGCTATTAACTCACTACCGCCTGTTTTCCCTCTAATAGCATCACCAATAGCCGTTAAGGTGGATTCTTCAATAAAAACTTTAGCCATTAATACGCTCCTTCCTCAGCTACACCAATAGCAGATAAAGCATTAGTAATTGCGGTTTCCACATCTGTTTTTAATGCGTAATTGTCCCTGATATATGCTAAATTCTTAGTAACACTTGCTTTTACTCCTGTTAATGAATCGGTTTTATCAACATATATTTGATTGGAATTATAATTACTATCTAAAATGCTACCATATTGTGTAGCTTTTAAAGTACCATCCGCATTAAAGCTATACTGATAATAATATACTGATTTATTAGCATCACCAGCGCCATATAAATATAAATTAGTGCTACTTACTATCTTATATTTAACAATCGGCATACCATTATAAATCAATATAAAATCAATTACTTCACCATTTGTAACTTTACTAAATATACTTTCTAAAAATGCTTTGTGCTCATCTGTAATAAACAAATTACCATCATCATTAAATATATAAACTGGTATATCGTCCTTAGTAGCATAATTACTCAAATCAGGTTCAGGTATTTCAATCTTACTTACTTCTTCTTTTACTACCTCGTCAACATAACTCTTAGTAGCTAATTCTCCGCTTGCTTCTCCATCGGGATTTATCCAAATAAGAGAATCATCTGTAGGTTCTTCAGTACCCACATATACACCGCTCTCACCCTTTAATCCTTGTTCCCCTCTGATATTTACACTTTCTACTTCAGGCATATCAGACTCAGAAGCTACCCATGAAAGAACACTATCCTCATTTACTGACGGGATATAATAGCCACCATCATCACCCTTAGCTAATCCCTTACTGAATGAGAGATTATCATTATTACCTCTTAATTTAATAGCCATCTCTTACACCCAATAAAAAGGCTCTGTAAAGCACATATTCACACCGTTATGCTGAACACAATACTTATACTTACCTTTTAATCCTTTGCTTAATTCTCCACTAATAGCGAATTCCCATAATCCGCTCTCAGCCGAATAGATACCATCTACCATAAAGAGCATATCTCCTTCTTCATCATGCAGAACCAAACAACACCCTTCTGTTATCGGTTCATTTAATTCATCTGTTATCTCTGCCTGAACACAACAATCTTGTCCTGCTACAGCACGAATAACATCATAGATATATTCAATCAATCTAATTCCCCCTCTCTACAAACCTAACATAGCCTTATTCATAGTTTTAAGCTTCTGTCCGACACATTGTAAGCTGTATCTCAAAGCATCAATATAATGGTTAAAATCATCTATCGGACGGTTAATGTATAATCCGCTTGCCTTGTCTTTCTGCCATGAATAGTTCTCAAACTCTGTTATTATCCCCTGACAGCTCGGATTAACAATAATCTCATAACTCTGTAATTTATCAATCCCATGAATGATAGAATCTTTACCTTTGCTACAGGCTCTGATTTTTCTTATTCCATGTCTTTTAATCTCTTCTATACTCTTCTGTTCGGCGGCATCAGCAACAATAACAGACTTACTAAAACCAAGAGAAGTAATAATAGCAGCTAACTCATCATTAGTCTTACCTATATCACCCCACTCTTTAAAGACATAAATTCTCTTGTTATCCTCATCAAGAATAGAAGCTACAAGAGCGGAAGTATCATTAACAAAACCAAAGTCTAATCCTACTAATAGCTCTCCTTTTATGTCTGCATGATTAAACTCTTGCACCTTCCAATTATTAAATACAAGCTTATCAAGAGTACAAAATTCACCAAGAGCATAAATCTTATAATAGTTATAATTGCTCTTTGCTTTCTCTTCTAACGCATCTGTGTAAGCCTTGGGTAAGAATCTGTTGTCCTTATAAGTAGTATGCAGAATCATGGTGTTATCCTGAACATTCTCAGGGTGTTCAAACCATTTTCTATATACCCAATTTACTTTTGATACAGGGTTAAAAGATACTATCAAATTCAAATCATCTTCCAATGCTCTGAGTCGTAAATCTAACTGTGTATATTCATCTTCACTAAGTTCTGTAGCTTCTTCACACCAAATATCTGTAATGTCAGTAATAGACTTAATCTTTTCTGAATCGTCTAACCCCTTAAAGAGAATTACAGACTCATTAGGCAAAGTGATAGTATATGTACTCAGATTAATCTTACTGAATCCGTATAATCCCCACTTCTTTAGCATATCCGTAAAAAGCTGAAATACAGAGTCTTTTAAGGTTGTCCCATACTTACGAATAACCAATATCTTTCTCTTTGATTTACAAGCTTTAAGAAGAAGCTTCTGACAAATGAACACACTCTTCCCTGAACCTGCACCCCCATAATAAACTTCGTATCTTCTGCTATAATCAGTCAAATAAGGCAAGTAAGCATCGTTAAAAGCGGATTTTTTAAAAGTAAGATTAATACTTGCCATTCCGCTCCACCTCTTACTCAATCACGACAGAAATAGAATCCCCTTTGAGATTAACTTTTTCTTCAGGCTTATATCCAGCATAGTTAAGCAAATATTCGATAGCTCTTTGGTTACCTTTGGTTGCGTTCTGTTTTAGCTTTTCTATAGCCAATTTTTCAAGGGATAAGAACCTCTCATGGCATAACTCATGCTCGTATTCCTTGTAATCCGCTCTCTGTCTCCACTTCCAAACAGTCTCTCTTGCTACCCCTAATTCAGCGGCAACTTCCTTTATCGGTTTTTCAGGTTCATTAACAAGAATCTCAGCACATTTTTTCATTTTTTGTGTTAATCCTGCCATAATATCACCTCAATATCCTATTAACTTCTGCCTGAACTTTTTCATAGTCATATCCTGCTGCTGTGAGTCTCTTTTCTCTTGCCGAACCATTTCCCCAAAGTCCTTTAATTACCTCTTTAGCAAGCTCTTCTACAGTCTTTTCTTCTGCCTTAACATCTACAGGATAGACTTTCTTTCCTTCCCAATCGAATACAGAATAACCGCTCTTTTTATCACAAAATCTCTTAGCATTATCCAACATCTCAAAAGCACCAATCTGTGACTTTGTATCTTCCCATGTCTTTCTCACTCTATAAATCTTTTTAACTTCAGGTTCTTTTTTATCAACTAAAGCAGCTTTAAAGTCAGACCATGTATGCTTTGTGTTATTTTTCACATAAGGTCGGGGACAAATCTTCCCTGTTACATCGTAATGTCTAATTACATTCTCAATCGGCACATCGTACTTCTCCATAAGCATCTTAGTCAGCTCAATACAAGCTTCTACTGTTTCATCATAGAACTTCCAAACACCATTCTCTTTAAAACAGCACATTTCTATGCCAATACTATTTTGATTATTGCATTTCTTGTCCGTTACCTTTCCCGCTCGCCCACAATGCCAAGCTATGTCTCTATCTTGTACACATTGCCAAATCTCTCCCTTATGTCCGACAAAGTAATGTGCTGAAGCATCTCTGAACTCTTTACGGAAATACTGACAATTTTCTTTTGCTCCGCCATCAGCTCCCACATAATGTATGACGATAAATTTAATTCTGCTTGTGCTACCATACTTGTCATAGTTCACTTTAGTAAGTAATTTATTAATCTGCATATCTATTCTCCTTTCAAAAAATAGAAAAAGGGACTGCCCCAAATAGGCAAATCCCTTAATCCATTAATTCATTATTATTTAATTTATGGCTACAAAAATATATCCCTATACCATTATATTAGCATACATCTCTTCTCTCTGCTCGTACCATTCATCTGAGTAATCCCAATCACAGTCATAGCTAATACGCTCATCATCCTTATATTCACTTGCTCTGTATCTAATCCACATATCATCGTAAATAAAGAATGTATCTCCCTGCTGCCTGAGTGCATCGGTAAACTTCTGTCTGTAGATACCTGTCTTTTCAGAAGCATCTCTAATAGAGAAATAACCTACACCTGTATTCAGATTAACAAGCATATCAGCTCTCTTACTCTCAGCTAATCTTCTCTTATGTCCTGCTCTCTGTCTTTCTCTGTACTTAGGCATACTATTATTCTCTTCCCAAGTACACCATTTTAAGTTTCTGCTCCAATTATGAGTCCTTTCTTCGTCTAAATGCCCAACACATGGCAGATTAAAAGGATTATCTACATAAGCCTGAGCAACCAATCTATGTACCAAGAACTTCTTAGAATATCCATTCTTTGACAGACTAACAACAAAATAACCATCTCCATTGTCTGTCTGAGCTAACCATTTATTCTTTCTGTAGCTCCATACTCTTCCGCAAGTTGTAATACCATATAAACCTTCGTAACCTTTAATATCTTTCATATCTTATCTCCTTTAATTCTTTTACTGTTCTTCTTAGCTTAAATCATCGAAAATCAACCCTAAAAGCTATTTTTATTCTTTTAGGGTATAATTTATCAACTAAAATACAAAAACGGTTTTTACCCCTATTTTCCTATTATTTTATCTAATACTTCCCCAATATCGTGAGAAGATAATTGGTCTACAATGTCATAGAAACTATATTCCTGAATTATCTCACCTGATTCATTCTTAACTACATATCCGCTCCCATTAGAGAAGATATGTTCTTTTTCTGCCCCAATAGTATAAAGTCTGCTAACAGGTACAATAAAATAATCTCTATCTTCTGTCCAACATTCGACATAATCAGCTGTATACCATCCTGAATCAGTCGGATAACCAACTACATCTACTTTTTCCATCTCATTGTTTTTGTTTAAATAATTCATTTCAAGTCTCATTTCTTTATCTCCTTTATTACCATAAATCTACTGTTGCTTTTTTTAAATGTTCGCTCATTGGTTTTGTTTTTTTCTTATATTCAGCTGGAGTATGTGAATACTCAGGTATCGGATTATATTTCATAGCTTCTAATTGTCTGTTAATATAATCTCTTCTTTCGAGTATATCTTTGATAATCTTACCTAAATTCTTATCCAATTTACTTTCAATACCAAAATCTTTTTTAAGGATTTTATATCCATGATTTTTAGTATCAGTCTTACCCAACTCAAATCTTCTGAGTAACTCTTTTAATCTTTCAGTCGTAAAATCTTCTAACTCTCTTTTAAGTTTACTTAACTCTTCTTCTTCTGAGTTAAAAACTCTCTCCTCTATAGAAAGATTTTCTTTTAAGTTATCTTTTAGATTATCTTTTATAGGGTCATTATGAACCTTCCATTCATCATTTTTGAACCTTCCATTATCAACATTTGAACCTTCCATTGTATTAATGCTGGGTTCATTTTGAACCTTCCATTTATTAAGGTTATTGATACTTAATACTCTTTGTTTATTCGCTCTTCCGAAACCGCTTACAACAGTAGTATCTCTTTTGAGAATGTTAAGTTCTTCTAATCTGTCTAACGCTCTCTTAATAGTGCTAACAGACTCCCCGAACATATCACTAAACTGTTCATTGGTTACATAACACTCACAGCCGTTTCTCTTAAATTCATCAATCTGAGAAACAATAAGTAAATCAATACTCTTTAATCCTAAACCTAAATACCCCTTATTTACCGCTAAAAAATTGTTTTCCATCTTGCTCATATTGTGTCTCCTTTGTCTGTTTGTCTTTTTAATTTATTTATTTTTATAATTTAAGATTGCTTCTGTAAGTTCGGGTGTATCTTCAAAGATATACACATCGAATTTCGGATACTTATAATTTACTTCTGTATCTAAAATCTTGAATCCACACTCTCTTAAATAAATTGCTAATTTTTTAGTAAATACTTTCTTTGTGCTCATTTGCTCCTTACTCCTTTAAAATCAATTTTTTATTCCACACTTCTCAATCATCTGCTCTAATCGTAGATTCTTGTCGGTGAGTATGTCTTTATTTTTCTTAACAAAATCTAAATACTTCTCAGCTTTCTTGTCTTTGGCATCTATAATTCTTCTAAAAGTCTTGTCCCAATTATAGATACGGCATATCAAAGAATATTCAATCATATAAAGATATTCTTCAAACTGAAGAACAATCCCTAACAAGAATTTAGAATACCCTTTATACTCTTTATCTGTTTCGAAGGTGTCTATTTCTTCAAATATAAAGGATTCCTCACCATACTTATTCCAATCACCTTGTAGCTGCTTATTCCCATGCTTGTGATTTTTGAGAAGTCTCTTGTGTTGCTCCCATCGTCTTTCAATGTTTGTAGTCTCACCTATATAAACTCTTCCATTTTTTCGACAAGATATTTTATAAATTCCTATCTTCATACGCAAAAAACAAAAAAAGAGCTTACACAGCTCTCTTAAATCTCTCAAAGTATTCATTTAAAGCTGCGTTAAATTCATCTTGTTCTGCATCAAAAATCCACCAATTATATTTTGTATCGGTCGGGTCAGGTATAGTTTTGATTGGGTTATATCCCTTATTTTTCAAAAATTCTAAAAGCCTGAGTCGTTTACAAATATACTGTTTTTTCATAATTCTTTCTCTCCTTTAATATCCTGATATTATTATACCCCGATAATTTCTAATTCTAAAGCGAATTTAAATTATTTTTAATTATTTATTTTATTGAAACTTGTCAAGTAGTTTTCATTATGTCATTAATCCCTTCTCCTTCCATTACTTATACATAGTAACAAAATTTTATTGAATACGACTTAAAATTAAGGTTATGTGAACAAATTTCTATTTCGCTACTTTATTGTGCTGATAACATTCTCATTTGCTGAGTGGAAATTCTAATTTGATACCCCCTACAAAGACCTTTTGCTGGTCGAATGAGGTCGGTCATTTTCTTTTCACTACTTATACACACGAAGCAAATTTCAATCTACAGAGCTTATATTTAAGGCTGCCTGAGTGAGTTTCTATTTCGCTACATCTTCCCCCTTAAATGTATCGTTCCCCTATATGGAGATATTTCTAAAAACAACGCTTTCCCTATATGGAGATATTTTGCCCTTCTTCTTCCCTATATGGCGACATTTCACCAAAATAAAAGAACTACCTATATTTAAGGTAGTCTGCAAAAAACATAGAAAATAGATTAAGAATCAGGCTAAAATATAGCTTGTTGAGATATTACCTTGATTTAAGGCTTTAATTTTGCGAGGGGGGACAGCTATTTTGCTGTGCTAACGTTCCGCGAGCTGGTGGGACATACTTAATTTAATCTGACCACAAATCTCTTTGTTTTCCATTACTTATACACAAAGGTCAAATTTCGTTGTACACAACTTATAATTAAGGTTGTTTAACTCAATTTAGCTTTGTTCTTAATTCTCTTTTGATTATATTTCTTATACTTTTCGAGTGTTTTTTCTTTTTTACATTACTTATACACAACAACACTTTTTATATCTGAGAGAACATCAGATTAAAGTCGTACACAATGATTTAGCTTAGTGGTTCTAAAACTATCCAAAACCCCTTCTATCTCATTACTTATACACAAAGGTCAAATTTCGTTGTAAAGAGCATTAGATTAAGGTCATAAAGCATAAGTTTCTAAAACAAACCAAAATAATGGATATGGTTTACAAGCTAAACATATGTTGACTGAATCTGAAAAAACTGATATAATCGTAGTGGAAATTTTTGGTTTTATAGTCGGTTTCCGGTACCACGTGCGGGGGTTCGATTCCCTTCAGGCGTGCCAAATCGCATAAATAAGCCATTTCTGAAAATGAGATGGCTATTTTTATCCTATAGAGTCAATGGTTTCCAAAAAACTCAATAAAGGAAAAAACGATATGCAACTCACAAAAATCAAACCCCTTCAACCCACCCTTCAAGAAGTCTTTGATGAATTTATGGCTTTTAAAGAAGCTACACAACTCTCACCTAAAACCCTCAGAGACTACTACCTTCATTGTAACGCTTTTATTTATGAGTCTCATAACAGTCTTGATGAGCAACTCCTTAAAGCCGATATTCTGAAATACTTCTCTGCTATCCCACCCACATCACCTGCAAGGTTTAATCACCCCTACCAATACCTCAGCACATTCTTTAATTGGTGTGTTGAGCAAGAAATCCTCTCTAAGAATCCCTTTACCGCTCTTGGCATAAAGAAAAAGAAAGATGATGGAAATGTAAAACCTGCAAGCATAGAAGACATTAAAACTCTTCTTAATTCATGGGATAAAACCTTCTATACAGGTCTCAGGAATTACAATATAACTTTGCTCCTTATAGATACAGGAATTAGAACCTCTGAGCTTGTACAACTCCGTCATAAAGACTTTGACAAAGATTCAAGACAGATAATCATTACCAAGAACATTTCTAAATCAAGAAGACAAAGAATGGTTTATCTGTCTCAGCAAACCGCAAACTCCATTAACCAATTCATAAAGGTTAAGCCTGAAGAGTGGGAAGATTGGTTATTTCCATCAAGAGAAGGTAACCAACTCAACACCCATAATCTCGCAAGGGAGTTTAATAATGCTTGCAAAAAATTAGGTATCAAAATTACGCCGTATCAATTAAGACATACCTTTGCTACCTACTTTATTGAAAATGGTGGAGATGTATTCACCCTTCAAGACTTGATGGGTCACTCAGAGCTTCGTTCTACAAGAAGATACACAGAAATTAATTCAGTACAGAAGCGTAAAGCCCATGAAGCTTTCTCTCCCTTAAATGAGTTTAAACCCACTAAAAGAGCAACCAAGATAAAATAACAAAAGGGATAGCTAATAACTATCCCTCTCTTTTTACATATTCATCAATACGCTATTATCCTTAGCTATCTTAATCATATCCTCATCCTGTAAACTTCTTAGATATATAGCTGTTATTTGCAGATTTTCATGTCCTAATTGTCTTGATAAGGAGTATATATCTCTTCCCTGCTTTAATGACATTTGAGCAAATGTATGTCGGAAAGTATGGGGAGATAATCGCCTACCTTCTAAATCAATTCCCTTACCTCTTCTTTTAATCATATGTTCCATACCGCTATTTGTAAGCATTTTACCGCTGTAAGACAAGAAATAATATTCATCTATATTCTTATAAGAGAAATAGCTTTCCCTTACCCTGTCATATCGAATAAGAGCCTTTTTAAGATGGGGAGTTATCGGGACTATCCTTCTCTTATTCCCTTTACCCTGAATCACTATGTAATCATCAAATATGTCTTTAGGCTGAATACATATCAATTCGTAGCACCTTATTCCCGTTTCTATCAGCGTTGTGATTATAGCAGCATCCCTAATATCTAAAAATTTAGTTCCCCTGCAATTCTCTAAAATGAGTCTTATGTGTTTAGGCTTAAAGGCAAGAATTGTAGGCTTCTCTTCTTTTACCCATCTGAATCCCTTATTCTTGGTGTTAAAACCTTCACCATACTCATCATACATATATTGAATAAAACTCTTTGCTACCTTCAATAATCCATTTACATATGTTCCTTTATGTCCTTTTCGTATCATCGTTTGAGTAAACTTCTTAATAACAGCCATGTTTATATCATCCATATCTGTTATATCCATTTCTTCAACACAAAACCTTAAAAAGATACCTAAGTTAATTCGATACCCTCTTAAAGTCTTGGGTGTGTACTTTCTAATCTCGCACTCAACTAACCAATCTTTAATTCCTGCTTCAATCTTCATTACTCCATTACTCCCTTAGTACATCACAACTCAAAAATCCGTTTACCACAATACGGTAAATGTTTATCATAATCAATCTTTTCCAAGTGCCGATAAACCTTGATATATCAACATTTTAAGAAAGAGTCACGTTATGACATACCTGTTGTATATAACAGTATTTTTTTACCTTTTTGTGGATGAACCCTTGATTCTACTGAGTTACAATGTTTATTTTTTGTGAATGTTTATCACAACCTAAGACTAACATAAATCATAATCCAAATGCAAATAATAAGCAAAAGAGGCGGATTATACCACCTCTTCTAACTCATGTAATTCATCTTCCACCCTTGTAATTTTATTATTAATGGCTTCCAATGTCTCTGCTATGTCTTTAAGCTGTTCTCCCTGCTCTGTGATAATGGCTTGTAATTTTACTTCTCTTGCAGCTGATTCTTTTCGTGTCTCATAGAAAAGATACACAAAGAGCAAACACCAAATTCCCTGAGTAGAGATAGCTTCTAAAATCATATTAAAATCCATTTTAATCCCCCTATACTCCTATTACATATCTAAGTACCCATCTGTTATTATTATAAATTACTCCATTATTTCCTGTTCCTGTAGCCGTATTATTAGCGTGTCCTTCTATCCTGTCATTGTAAACGTAGAGATATTTGCTCCCTGCGAACGTCTCATTAGAAGTGCTGAGATTAAATATATTACCTTTTCCGTTCTGTAAACTTACCATGACTTTAGGTATAAAATGATAAGAGAAGTGTTCATTGAGTTCTGTGCTGTTTGCTATATCGTATCTGCTGAATACTAACACTACTCCCACAGCCTGAGCTGAGATATTCTCACTCAAATTAGCTACCTGATTAGTGCTCATATAATAAGAACCTTCCCACAGCATTTTATTAGTAGCAATAGTACAACCATTAGCTAAAATATCGTTATTAGATATGAGCCTGAGTGTATCTCCATATACATGAGTAGCACCTTCACCATTTGAGTAATTACCGTAGCCCAGCGTTAAATTACCATTACTATTACATGGCTGCAAGGCTTGTATTTCATTTCCGTTTAAATCAATACCTCTTACACCTAAGCCACCGTTCGGAAAAATAGCATTTACATTAAACCGAAAATCATTCTCACCCCAATCAAAGACAAGGAATGTTTTTAGCGTTTTCGGGTTCGCTTCTCCTGTAGTATAACCATCAGTAGCAGAAGCCTGAATTACATACTCCTGAGTATAGTCCAAATTAAGCTCTGTAGTTGCTGAATAATTTTCACCGTTAATAACCGCTACAGAAGTAAGAGAAGTCCATGCTGTTGGAAATTCACCATCTTTGGTTCTGTACCTATACAGCACCTTTAAAGCTGCATCTTTTGCCCCAAAAGAATGATTCCAGAACTTGCCGCTGATTTTCAACGTACTCTTTCCGCTCTCAGGATTAGAAGGTGAAGCACTAATGGTACAAGTCGGAGCAAAGTAATCTAAGATATTAATACTAAACTTTACAGAGCTTGTATATCCCCTTGTGTCTTGAACGTAGAATGTCCAATCTTTTTGTTTAATGGCATATACTTCTGTATCTCTATTTACGCTTGCAGAGCTACCACTTGATGAAGTATAAATACCGTGTCTTTCACCATCTACATAAGTGTAAATGCTTTTAATCATAGCACCCTTAATAGCTGTAGCAGATACACTAAATATACCGCCTGTTCTACCTTTAATAACCGTAGTAGTATCACCTGTATAATTTTGAGTGCTACCAACTGTTTCAAAGCCTGTTACGCTGATACTCGGTGAACATTCACTTTTAACCGCTCTTATAATAGTTGTATCTGTCGCTGTCCCTATTGTTGTAGTACCGCTGTATGTCGTACATCTGATAGTAGCTGTTACACTTGTAGCGTTTTTAGGTATCTTGTTGTATACACTTTGCGGAACAGTCCATTTATAAGTAGCTCCTTTAAAGCCTGTTACAAGATTCTCATAAGTGCTGCCCCCATCATAACTAATCGCTAATGTATGGCTGTATGTGTTCACCTTCTTAGTTACTGTCATACTAACCTGTTCCCCGACATAAACACTTGATGTAGTTGAGACAGTAGAAGCTCTTGGTATATCATCTAATGCCACAGACTTAGAAGCCGTAACAGTAGAGTAGTATGTACCGCTGATAGTAGCATTAAGTTTAAACTTTGCTGTAATGGTAATATCTTTAGAGCCGTCTGAGTTATGAGCTATTGCACTACTTGTAACTGTGCCTAATGTGTATGTACCGCCACTTGTCTTAACAGTTGGAGAGTCATAATAATAAGTCTTCCCATTGATAGAAATAGTGTTATCACTTCTGCCTGAAATAGAGAGAGAATATGGACATTTTAATTTAATCGTTGCCTTAACTACAGAGCTGTTAGAGCTTGTTGTTGGTGTACTGCTCCATTCCACTATCAGCTGATAAGGATGGGAAGTAATATTCTTTGAAAAACTACCGCTTGCCAATTAATCACCCCCTAATCCAAAAGCAGCCTGTTCTCGGTTCGCTGTTTCTTTCAAAGTCTTCAAATCTTGAGTTCTCACCTATAATTAAGAATGTAGTAGCGTGTAAATCCTCAGCCTTAACACCTTCATTATTTGCTATTAATACGGATTCACTATCTCGGAACACCGTCATACCGTCTTCAGTTATGGTAGTTGACATTTGAGAATCGCTTTTGGAGATAGTCAATCCTTCATCATTAAATGTGTAGCCTGTAGTAGTCTCTACCTTGCTAACCCCATTCTCTAAGCTTGTTTCGATACTTGTATTAATTTGTATCTGCACGTCTTCAGGTGTAATCTGAGTTTCAACGCTATTTTTTATCTTCTTTACTTCTTCTGTTAAATCATCGTTGTTTGTATTTACTGTTTCCGTCAGCTCTGATACAGAAGCAGCTATAGAATCTGTATTAAGCTGTATGGTAGCTATTTTCTCTGTGTTATCCGCTGTTTCACTTGCTACTAAATCAATTTGCCTGTTTACTTTGTCTACTTTTGCGTAAGTCTGATTGATAGCATCACCGATATTAGAGGGATTAGTTTCACCATCTACATCTGAACCCTGATAACTCCATTGTGTTCTTTGTCCGAACGCACCATCAAAGGTAATAACATCATCTAAGACATATGCTGACTCAACACAACCATCTAAACAAACTTGTCTCATATCAATCTTATCGCCACACTCTAAAGGCAAATTACCTCTCCAAGTAATATCAAACTGATTGATAGTCAAATTACCCACATCATTAAGAGCATTATCTACAATAGCAGCTATATCTTCTCTCAAATCCCAAAAAGGATTATTACGGATATATACTGTTGTTCCTGTTGTGGTTAATTCAGAAGCTACATTATCCCCTAATTCTGTAACATGAGCTACTTTGCTTATTCTTCTGTTACCTGAGTGTGTAAGAGAGAAATAATCGTCTTCTGTTATTTCCGCTAATGCTCCCCCTGTTATATCTAATCTCTTAAATATCAGCTTGTCTTCATGGTTTATAAAGAAAATAGTACCTGTTGCTTCTGCCACACAATTTAAGGCTTCTCTGAGTGTTTCTGTCCCTGAGAAATTAGCTCCCTCTTCATATGACAGATTAAAGCTAAAATCATCATCGGGAATATTAGCCAAACCAAAGCCTAAACCTAAATAAGTTGCTATAGCCTGAGCAAAGCTTTTAATGGTATAAGGTGTTGTAATTGACAACTCAGATAAAGTATGTTTGCTTGCTTCTTCTATCTTGTCATATGCTGTTATGCTTATTTGTCCCTCATCTTCACTTCTGTTTCTCTGAGAGATATAGAATGTACACCAATTGACATACTCAATCACGCCATTAGAAGTAAGAATACCGATTCTAACCATTACAGGAGAATTGACTACAGGCTGTAATTCATCCGATAAATCCACCAATTTTAGATTCAATCTCTGACAAATGCCATACCCATAGAATTTACTGTTATCTCCCACTCTCTGAATCTCAATACTTTTAACGCTGTCTTCATCAGTAAGTATAGTTATCTCGTTTAAATCATTTTCATTCTGTCGTATCTCTACCTGACAGCCAAAGGTACGAACAGGAGCAATCATAGCCTGTTTAAACTCTTCTGAAACTATTAACATATGATTCCCCCTATAACTCTGTAAATGTCAAGCTAAGAGCCTTATACATTACTTTGTTAGCCTGTATAGTGTAATACTCAACTTTATTCGTAGGAATAATACAATGTACATTCTCTACTAAAGCATTTGTGATAGGGTCTCTATAGCTAATCATTACATCAAACTTATACACATCTGTGAGTAACCTCTGCATAACTGTATCAGAGAGCGGAATAATGCCAACTCTGATAACTCTTTTTGCGTTTGCATTGTCTACTACTGTATTTCCAGCTGCATTTACTTGTGCCCTGTATGTAGTTTCTCTGTTAATTTCTAACTCATTTACATACATAGAATAATCATTTCCATTGATTTTAAAATAAGACATATTCCACCCCCTTTACACAATATTTAATCCTAAGCTACCTCTCTGTTTAGTGAGAGCGTTAATACTATCAATAGTTGTCTGAGCAAAAGTCTTGCCATCAATCTGTAAGATAACAGGTCTACTTCCACCCATCTTGTCGCTTAACATTCCTGCAAGCCTATCTAACCACATTGTATTCTTTTCTAATGGTACTACCGCTTCCGCTCCATTTTCGCCTAAGCCTTGTAGTGAGTTACCATATGCAAATACACTCGGTTTATCAAATACACCGCCTAAAGCGTTCCACTTAATACTAAGCTTAGGAATACTACCCTTTAATAAGTCTCCTACTTTCCAACCTGAAGGAGAGATACTAAATTTAGGCATCGGAATTTTCGGCCATGAAAATTTAAAATTAAAGAAGCTCTTAATCTTGTCAATACCTGACTTAACCGCATCTTTAGCACCGTTAATTTTTTCAGAAATTGTAGATTTAATTTTGCTGAAAGTATCTTTAATGCCATTCCACAAAGATTTTGCTTTTGCTGAGATGGTGTCCCAATTTTTATATAGTAATACACCAATAGCAATAGCCGCCCCAATAGCTGCGATAACTAATGTTACGGGACTTGTTAAAAATGCCATAGCCGCACCAAATGCCGTAGTTGCACCCGTAGCAATCGCTGAAGCAGCCGCATGAGCATATTCAGCCGCAATTAAAGCATATATTTGTGCCGTTTGAGCAATATCTAAACCTTTCTTAATTAGAGCAGGTGCATTATAGGCGACTACGGCAGCCGTAACCGTACCCAATGCAATAGCTACCAATGTTAATGCTGTTTCATTCTCCTGCATCCATTTCTTAGCTTCTTCTAAACCGTCTTTAAATTCCGCATATTTAGTTTTAACCGTTTCAACTACTTCAGGTATTTTTTCAAATCCTGCCTGTAACATCGGTACATAAGTTTCTGCTAATGACTGAATATATGGTGTTACAAGTGCTAAGGCTTCAGTAGCAAAAGTAGTAAATAAAGTCAGCAAAGGTGTTAAGGCTTCACCAACCTTGGCTAAACCTTCTTGTAATTTTGCCTGAGCTTCATTCTGAGCGATAATCTTAGCATTTGTTTCTTCAAACTTAGCAGCACTTTCAGAATAAATACCATTAAGCGTTTCTCTAATGAGTGCTTCTCTTTCTGCTTCTGAATTTGTATTAGCTAACTTTTCATTAAAAGCATCTTCGCTAATCCCTGCCCAATTCAATGCATCCGCTAATGTGCCTGTAACTGTTCCTACCTTTGCCGTTTCATTAGCCGCTTCTGTAAGTCCCTCAATAGGAATACTATCGCCAAATGTCGCATATACACCCTGACAAATGGTTGTCCACTCTGCTAAGTGTTGTTCATTCTGTGTAAGTTGAGCTAAATGATTCGCTGCTTCTACAGCTGTATCAGACTGTCCCATAACTCTATATAAATCGTTATAAGTAGTCTTTGCTTGGTCTGCACTCGCTCCTGCCGTCTCAAAGGCTGTTGTTAGTTTAGCCTGATTATTCCTGTATTCTTCTGTACCTTTTGTAACCAAACCAAAAGCAGTCGTTAATCCTGCCATAGATTTTTTAGCTATGTCAATTCCTTTAGCTAATCCGTTCTTAATAGAATCACCCATCTTCTGAAAGTTTTCTTTTACCTTGGCAGAAGTTTCTTTAATCTGTTCTTTAAAATCTCCAATCTGTTCTTTAGCCTGAGACATACCTTGCTTAAACTTGGCAACCTCAGCCTTAATTATTACTTTTAGCTCTTCATTCACCCATTGTTCACCCCCTTAAATTTGTTATTGAACGATTGAGCAAATTGTCTAAATCTTGCTGTAGATAACTCTTTTTTCCGCTCTTGTTTCTGTTCTTCTATCTCTTCAGAATCGAATAAGCTTGGATATACTTCTGAAATATCAGGCATAGTATTAGAGTTGTGATAAATCCTTGCTACACTCTTTCCTATGAGATTAGCTAATGTATAATCAAATACCGCTTTCTCTCTGAGTCTTTCATTCTCTAATCTTTTTTTACTCTCTATATGTCTGATAATCTCAGCTATAGTCATACTCCAAAACTGTTCCTCTGAAAGTCCATAGTCAAGAGCTGATTTAAGCCACCTAAAAATATAGTCACTCAACATCGGAGAAGAATGTTCTCCCTCTCCGTTTATGAGTTTTTTTCCGTTTCCTCTTCTTCTGCTCCTGTACCAATAATTCCTGAGACCTGATAAATTTCTGTAATAACAGGTAAGAACTCAATAGCTGTATGTCCTTCTGCAAGCCAACTATCGAAAATATCATAAGCCTTATCTATCGTGATATTATGGTGGTATGCCTGTAAAGAAGCATGAAGAATATAAATCATATTTGTAATTGTAGGAACTGTTTCACCATCACCAAAGATAGAGAGCGGATTCCCACCAAGTTTCTTTTCTAATTCAATAGTGTTTCTTGTGTTGAGTCTGAGTTTATATTCCTTTTCGCCTACTGTAAAAATTGTATACATCATTATGTTTTCTCTCCTTTTTAGTTAGTTGGAGAGCGGAGAGAATGACTCTCCAACTCTCATATTATGCCCAAATCATTTCTGACTGTGGCTTAACATTAAGCGTATATGTAAGAACCGCTCCTACACCGACACTATCTAATTTAACTGAGCTTGTACCGTCAAATGTGCAAGTCTCACCATCGGGAAGAGTTACAAGCCATGTAATAACACCTTCAAGAGCGTTAAGAGCTGTAAACTGTTCTTTCTCATACAGGAACTTAAACGGTAAATTATCACCATAAGAAATAAGTCCATCTGTATATGTTCTTGCCGCATCATCAAGAGTAGTCACTTCAATAGCTTCTACATCGCCACCAAGTTCTGCTACTTCCTGAAGATTAGTAAGCTGTGTAAATTCTGATTCTGTTGACTTCTTATATGAAAGAGTCATATCTTTTGAAACAACACCTTTTGTCATTGTCTATCCCCCTATAATTTTTCATAGCCCAAAGCCTGATAAGTCATTATCTTCTGTATCATGCTTGAGTTTTTATCGTACAATTCTCCACTTGATACTCTCTTCCAGCCCAAAGGTCTAAGCACTAAATCTATCTTCAGAGCGTATTCCTGAATAGTCTTAATATCGTTAGCCCAAACCTTGATAATGTATGAGAGATTGCTGTATTCCAAAGTATCACCGCTCTCAGCTACATAATTGTTACTTTCCATATAGCTAATACATGGTGTTTCACTATCTTCTGTGAGTATCATTTCGTGATATGTAGGTAATACTTTTTTAAGGGAGCTAACTAAACTTGTATGATAATCAATCATTTAATCCCCCCTTCAAAATTGTTTTTATCCTCTCTCTGTTATCGTGTAAAGCTGGTCTAAGGAATGGTTGTGGTTCTTGTCCGTTTGTAGTGTGCCAATCTCCTTTATCATCCTGATACCGCCAAGGAATATCTTTTCTACCGCCTTTTTTAGCAAATTTACCTGTACCAAACTCAACATAAGGAGCGTATTCTAAAGGAGTAAAAACAGTACCTACTATTTCGTCTGTATTCGTTTCTACCTTACTCTCTATACTCCTTATCAAAGCACCTGTGTCTTTAGGAGCGTTCTGTTTAGCTGCACCTTCTACCAAGGCACAAGCTTTCATCATTGCTTGCTCTAAGCCTTCCACATTCGCCAAATCATCAAAGCGTTGTATTACATCGTCTATCCCTTTAATCTCTACACTCATGCCATTACACCCATAAATATCTGTTTGTATCTGCCTTTAGAATTGACATAAAGAACCTTTAATCTTTTACCTTCATGTAATATCACATACTTATCATTTATATTCTTGTCCATCGTCAATCCTATATAAGTAGCACCTGAATAGAGAGAGTTTAAATCAATCTGCTGACTGATTATGTTGATATTCATTTTTATCTGTCCCTGCACCTGATTAGAGAGTGTAGGCTGTCCATATTCGTCTATATCGCCGTAAAGAAAATAGTCATAAAGTCTCATATCAGCAATCATTACAACACCTTAATCTTTCTCTTACTGTTCAATAGAAGTCGAATATCCTTGGGTAAATCATCGAAAAATGACTCAGAAACACCCGAAAATGATTGAGCTGATATTCCGTCTACACTAAGAGTATTAAGCCTTAATTTAGCTATTCTAAGGCAAATAAGCTCTAAGGAATAATCAAGCTCCCTGCCACAATAATCTTCTACTTCTGCCATAACCATTTTCAGGACAAGAGCAATCTGAGCTTCTGTAAAATTCTCTGCCTGTTCACCCATTAAAATTTTAAGTTCATCTAATAACATATCTATCCCCCTTTAGTAAATTGGGAGAGTAGAGAAAGTATCTCCACCTCTCCCCTTATGGAAGATACTTTTATTACGCACCTTTAACCATCTTGATAGATTTTGTTTCATCTACAAGAGCCATGAGTCCATGTCTTTCGTAAACTACTGTATTATCTTTAGATTCAATGTCTCTATCCTGTTCTACTGAACCTGCCTTTTTAACAAGGAATTTAACTTGGTCTTTTGCTGTTACATAAACAGTACCTTCGGGAACAAGCTTAGAGAAGAGACAGGGAAGACCTGCGATAGAACCAAACTGTCCTGTATAAAGAATATCGCCCTGTCTTGATGATTTATAATCTTCATCTTTTCTGATAGCAGCTCTACCGTCTGTACCCATGATAATGAACATATCAGACTCTACTTCTCTGCCAATTTCAGCAAGAGCATCTACTACAGCATCATAATTAAGTGCTGTGTATGTAGCTGTTTTTGAGATTTTAGCAAGTTCATCAAAATACTGCTGTCTGATATCATTAGCCATTACATCAGCTGCACCCTGAGTAGCTACATCAAGAACATACGGGTCTTGCAGACTTTCCATATCGTTGTAATGAAAAGTCTGCTGATATCTTTCTACTACATACTCTGTCGGTACAAATGTTACGCTACCTTTAACAGAGTTCTTAGCACCTTTAGCAAGCTTTTCTACCTGTCCTGTGTATGTGTATTTGTTTACAATCTTTTTAAGACCTGCCACACCTTCAAGAGAATAATCCATTGTAAAGAGTGAATTTACATCAAGTTTTGTATTAACAAGGTCTGTCATTTTATTTTCAAGTACGAAATTTTCATATGTTGTCATTGTCATAATTTATAATCTCCTTTGTGTATCTGTTATTTATTTGTGAGTTTCTTGTAGAGTTCAGGATTAGAATGATAAAGAGCTGACTGTTCAGAAAGACTCAGTTTAGAAAATGCTTCTTTTGTCATTTCGTTTGTATTGATTCCGCTATTACCTTTAGGAGAACCGCCACTACTTGCTAATCTCTTTTCTACCTCAGACTTAACCGCTTCTTTAAAAAGCTTGTCCAATTTATCAATGTTTGCCTGAGAAGCTTCTATATCGTCTGTAATGTTGAGAATGTCGCAAAATTCAGCACTAAGCCCTCTACTTGAAAGAACAGATTTTAATTCACTTCTGTTTCTTTCAATATTCATCTGAGCTACAATCTCTTCAAGTTCTGCAATCCTGTTATCTTTTTCTGCTTTTGCTCTTTCCTCATCGTCTAAGCGTGAGAGACTAAGCTGTTTTTCATATTTCTTCTGCTGAGTTTTTAAAGCTTGCTGAACCCTTTTATCTGACTCAGACTGAATAAGCTTTAACACCTCATCCTGTGTATAAGTTTTTTCTGTTTCTACTGTTGTTTCTTCATTAACGTTAATGTTTGTGTTTTCTTCCATAATTTTTCCCCCTAAGTTTTAGCCTTATTGACTAACCCTTTTTTATTTAGTTGGTTCTTTAACGTCTGCCCCCTGAAAGACAAAATAAAAAGGGACTAATGAGTTATTCATTAATCCCTTAATCCATTATTATTTAGTTCGTCTTCTACTACAGGCACTACAGCACACCGACAATTAGGATGGATTGGCGGAGCATTTACCCCCACCTTCATAGCTGACATTAAGAATGTTTTACCATCTAAATCATGGCAATCAGGTGTATGTCCACACTTACCTTCTTCTCTGCCTAAGAATCTGTATTTAGTGAGTCCGTAATCCTCATATCTTTTCTTAGCTGCTTGTGTCTGTATATTCGCTATCTCAGTTCTAACCAAAGTATCAGCCTGAGAATAACTTACATCAAACCGCTCCTGTAATAGCTTTTTTAAGTCAGTAGTCTTCTTACCTGTTACAACACAATGTACTAACTGTTCATTTAATGTCTGAATCAGTCTCTGTGTATTGTCCCAAATCCTCTGACTAAAATGTTTGCCATCTGCTACCCAAATCTGATTAATCATCTCTTCTGCCATAGCTGTAGAGAATGTTGAAAAGCCTGTATCAGAAGGTAATGAGATACTTTCATATACCTCAATCCAATCTTCCATAAAACGTTTAGATAACAATTCTATCTGCGTATCACCAAGCTTCTGTAGTTCCTTTGTTACTTGGTTCTGCATCTGCCAATACCTATCAAGCCTATATAAATCAGCTGGAGTCGGTTCTCTTCCATCCCTGACAGTAGCAAGTAGTTTCTCATATGTAGCTTCAAAGTCAGCCCATATCTTTTCAAATGAGTTTCTGTAATACTTTTTTAACCGCTTTTCAATGTCTTTAATATTCTTATTTGAGATAGCATCTTGTTGTTTTAATAATCTATTTCCCCAATAGTTACTCATGCTATTTCTTCTTCATCGTCTATATCCATACCAAAGGAATAAAGACTCATATTCTCTTTCTTCTGTTTTTCTATCGCTTCTATTTCTGCCTGTACATCGTCTACAAAAGGTAAGAGTCCTAAGAGAGTAGCATCTGATACCGTACCCTTCAGAGCGTTTACTATCTGAATTGTTTCTGTCAGGTTGACAGGTAAATTCCTTGTAAAAATAATCTGAATATCTCTCCAAATAGCTTCGCTTGCTTTCAGATTAAGAATGTTGCATACAAGTTCTATTCTCTTCTGTACAGCCTTAGTCATATTAGCCACAATAGAAGAAGCTACATTTTCAAACCCTACAAGCTTATATGAGAGTGCTGTTCCGCTCTGTGCTAAAAAGTTCTCGTCTGCCATATCGGGACAAGCCGTAACCTTAAAAATGTTCTTTCTGATATTAGAGAGCATATTTTCTATCTGTGCATCATTTACCTGTTTAGTGAGCCAATTTGCACTCGCACCATCAGGAATTAAAAGCACCCTATTCTCTCTCATAGCACCTATTTCTTCAGTTCCAATCTCTCCACCTGAGAGAACCAAATAAGCATCTACAAAAGCCTGATAATCGTCAATCTCAGAGCTTACTAATTCGTTATAAGCATCGTTAAGACTCATTACACAATCAAAGATATTTTCTTCCTTATCATTCAGCATAAATACCGCTACAGGCACTTCTCCAAAATAGTGAGACTCTTCCCCTACAAAGTTCAAAGCACCATTTAAGCCTACAGAAGAATATGTCTTTTTATCCGTATCAGAATATACTTCCCAAATATATCTCTCTGTATCATCTACATTATCCGCTTCATAAAAACGAACAAAGTACAAAAGCTTGCTATCCAAAGTATTATCAAATATCGGGAATGAGCTTACAGGGTTCATCTGTGAGTATCTATGTTTACCCCACTCATCTAACCAATGCAATTCAAACGCTCTACCGTATGTGAGAGCATTTCTGATAAATTTAATATCTTCTGAATCTGCATCATTATAATTTATTACTTCCTGCACCTCTTCTATTTCATCATTTGAGTTATAAGAGATGGGTTTACCGCATATATAACCGCTGTATGTATCTACAATAATTCTACAGAAATTAGTTACTACTCTATTACATTTCTTTGATTTATCCTGATAGCTCTTAGCAAGAATATTATGCTTACCCATGTAATAATCTTCCCATTGAATAAGCTTGGGTCTCTCAGAAGTCAAGAATTTATTGATAACCTTATAGAGTAGTGTAGGTGTTAATTCTGTCTCTCTGTTAATTACAATCATCTAACCACCACCTTAAACCGCATAATTATAATTTATTGTTGCGTTGTTAATACCATTCCATGTGTTTGTCTTGTCGTTTTCTCCCCAAGGAACATTAATAGTTTCTAAGTTGCTACAGTTATGAAATATCT